GCTGGTGGTTTGATGCAATTGATCGCTTATGGTGAAGAAAATGTATATTTAACAGGAAATCCACAAGTTACGTATTTTAAAATTGTTTATAAAAGACATACAAATTTCGCTATGGAATCTGTTAAACTAAATTTTAATAAAAATCCAAATTTCGGTAGTAGATGTGATGATAGAGTTACATGTTCCATTCCTAGAAAGGGTGATTTAATTAAGAATGTTTGGTTTGAAACCACTTTACCCACGCTTAATGGCGTACCTGGAAAAGGATATGGATGGGTAGATGCGATTGGACATGCCTTAATAGATGGTGCAACATTAGAAATAGGTGGTCAGAACCTAGATAGACATCATGGTTCATGGATGAACATATTTAGTGATTTAACGATACCTACTGAAAAAAAAATAGGATTTAACGAAATGATAGGTAACGTTGCGTCATTAAAACCCAAAGGTGGAATAAATGGTATATCTTCCAATGGAATAACATGTCCTGCTTACCAAGTTTATGTTCCTTTACAATTTTGGTTTTGTAGAAATGCAGGTTTGGCTTTACCTTTAATTGCGTTGAAATATCATGATGTTAGAATTCATATCGATATCAATATCCTAAAAAATTTAATATTACAACAAAATTCCGTTAATGAAGGAATAAATAATACTAGTTACATAACCACTGATTCTCCACCATCAGTATCGTTATCCGATACTTCTTTATGGGTTGATTATATTTATTTAGATATAGATGAAAAAAGAAGATATGCACAAATGCCACATGAATATTTAGTGGAACAAATACAATTCTGTGGTGATGAACCGATCGTAAATACTACTTTTGCTTCCCCTCGACTTTGGTTTAATCATCCTACTAAAGAATTAATATGGGTGGTTTTGAAAGAAGATTCAATCAATAATAATCAATGGTTTAATTGGACAGATAATATAAATATTGAAGCAAATAAAGTAAATTCTATTAATGGATATGCGATAAATGATAATCCTGTGAAAACCGCCAATCTGACATTTTCAGATTGTAACAAATATTATGATCATAATAGATTTCAACAACGTGATGGAAATTATTTTAACAAAGTGCAACCGTTCCAACATCACACCAATATTCCATCAAGTTCGGGTATTAATGTTTATTCGTTCGCTATCAAACCTGAAGAACATTATCCATCTGGAACTTGCAATTTTTCTAGAATTGATAACGCTACTTTAAAATTATCATTTGGAACTGCTACCACTGGTATTATAAAAATATATGCTATTAATTATAACCTTCTTAGAATTTATAGTGGAATGGCTGGTTTTGCATACTCAAGTTAAAAAAGGAAATTCTCTTTGCAGAATATTATTTTATAACTTTATCCGTTAAAATTTTAATTATAATATCTCCTAAATATTTTAATAAAAATGGCTGGTGGTTTGATGCAATTGATCGCCTATGGTGAAGAAGATGTATATTTAACAGGAAATCCACAAGTTACGTATTTTAAAATTGTTTATAAAAGACATACAAATTTTGCTATGGAATCTGTTAAACAAGAAATAGAATATATAAAATCGAATTGGGAAACTTTAGGAAAAAAAATAGATTTCGGTGAAAGAGTTAGATCCAACATTGCTAGAAAAGGAGATTTAATAAAAAATATTTGGTTAGAAGCCACTTTACCAGAATTAGAAGAAAATTATGGTTGGGTTGATAATATAGGACATGCTTTGATAAATGAAGCAAGTATAGAAATAGGAGGACAAAGAATTGAAAAAATGTATGGTTCATCTATGAATATATTGAGTGATTTAACAATACCACAAGAAAAAAAAGTAGGATTTAATGAAATGATTGGTAATATTCCATTATTAAAACCTAGAAATGGGAAAAAATGTCCATCTCACAATATTTACGTTCATTTTCCATTTTGGTTTAGCAAACACTATGGACTCGCTTTTCCGATGATTAGTTCAAAATATCACAATATAAATACAATTTTAAATATAAATTCTCTGGAAAATTTAATATTACAACAAAAATCGATTAATGGTGGATATAGTAAATTAGAAACTTTACCATCTGTACATTTAATCGAACCATCTTCATGGGTTGATTATATTTATTTAGAAGATGAAGAAAGAAGAAAATTTGCTCAACCTAATGTTATGCAGACATATTTAATTGAACAATTACAATTTACAGGTGATGAACCAATTGTGGATACTACTTTCACTACTATTCGTCTAAATTTTAACCATCCTGTCAAAGAATTAATATGGGTAGTTTTGAAAGAAGATTCCGTTAAACATAAGCAATGGTTTAATTGGACGGACAATAGAAATATTGAAGCAAATAAAGTAAATTCTATTAATGGATATGCGATAAATAATAATCCTGTGAAAACCGCTGGAATAACGTTTGGTAACTGTGATAAATATTCTGATCATAATAGGTTTGCACAACGTGACGGAACATATTTCAATAAGGTTCAACCATTCCAACATCATACTAATATTCCATCAAGTTCAGGTATTAATGTTTATTCATTTGCCTTAGAACCCGAAAAACAATATCCATCGGGTCAATTTAATACTTCGAGAATTGATGCACTTAAGTTAAAATTAACGTTCGATGTTCCTACAACTGGAATAGTTAAAATATTCGCAGTTTATACTCAACCTCTTCTTATTAGTAGTGGTATGGCTGGGTTAAAATGGTCGAGTTAAAAAAAATTGATGTATAAATTTCCAAGATAAATTTATACTAACATATCATGATAGATCTAAAATTGAAAATACTTAATCATTATTATTGCGATGTTAATGAAATTATGGATAATTTACGAATAAGATGTGACTATAAGATTAATATCAAAACAAAACTTAAGGATTGTAATACTTGTAAAGCCGATATTTATGAATATCGATCAAATGGTAAAAAATATGCTATCCGAATAACCAATAAAAAATTACTAAACGAAAACGCAGATGTGATTAAAAATAACATGGTTAAAGAATTTAATATTGGTAATACACTATCTTTGCATAATTTATCCCCACAACTCCATCACGGAATTATCTACCACGATGAACAAAATATGCATCTAGTAACTATCACAGATAGATACGAAAATTTAAATTTATATACTAAAAATTTAAAAAACGAAAAAAAATCTAAAGAAATTTGTGATATTTTTGTTAAATGTTTTGAAATTATATTCGAAATTACATATCACTATAATATTATGTTGGCTAATTACAAAATCCAAAATTTTGTATATGAAAAAAATAACGAATTAAATATCAAAATAGTTGATTTCGAAAATGTTTTAGATGAATATATTATGTGTGATACATTGGATCAATATTTTGCAGGTGATACAAATGACGAAAATGATAATACATTTTATGTAAATCCAAAAAAAAAAAAATATTATTTGTTCAAAATGTTTTTAATCCAAATGTTATTTAATTGGAATAGAACTAATGATAATTATTTATGTGAAAATAATCTTATCAAACTGATTGTGGATAATGCGATCGCAAACATATCTAAAAATAAAAAAAATCCATTTTCAAAATATAAAGAAACAAGTTACGAAACTTCGTTATGTGATCCATTTTTCTTGTCATGGCTAAAAATCAGTCGTGAAAAACTTCCACTTGTTAGGTTCAATTTTTATGTTGGAGAATATGATGAATATGAAAAATATCTAAGAATGAATAATGATGTTCCTGAAACCACGGCTAATATGATACGAATGCCATACCAATATATCGTGACATATTCAAAATTAAAAATACTTAATTATTATTATTGTGATATTAATGAAATCATAGATAATTTACGAATGAGATGTGTTCCTAATATTAATATCAAAACAAAACTTAGTGATTGTAATTGTTCAAGTGCCGATATTTATGAATATCAATCAAACGATAAAAAATATATTATCCGAATGACTAATAAAAAATTGCAAAACGAAGACGCTAATGTGATTAAAAATAACATGGTTAGAGAATTTAATATTGGTGATACACTATCTTTGAACAATTTATCTCCACAACTGCACCATGGAATTATCTACCACGATGAACAAAATATGCATCTAGTAACTATCATGGATAAATATGAAAATTTAAATTTATATATGAAAAGTTTAAAAAAAGAGAATAAATCTAAAGAAATTTGTGATATTTTTGTTAAATGTTTTGAAATAATATTTAAAATTACATATTGCTATAATATCATGTTATCCGATCACAAAATTCCAAATTTTGTATATAAAAAAAATAAAAAAACTAACGAACTAAATATTAAAATTATTGATTTTGAACATGTTTTTGATGAACACATTTTATGCGATTCATTAGATCAATATTTCGCGGGTGATAAAAGTGATGATGTAAATGAACAAATGTTTTATATATCTCAAAATAAAACAAAATATTATTTGTTCAAAACATCGTTAATCCAAACTTTATTTACATGGAATAGAACTAATAATAATTATTTGTGTAAAAATAATCTTATCAAGCAAATCATGGATAATACAATCACAAACATAAGAACTAAATATAAAAATAATCCATTCACAAAATATAAAGAAACAAGTTACGAAAAATCATTATGTAATAGTTCGTTCTTGTTATGGTTAAAAATTAGTTGTCAAAGACTACCACTAGGTCTATTCCATTATTACATTGGACAACATGACGAATATGAAAAACATCTAAATGCTTCAAGGATTATCAATGGTATAGTTAATGATATGATTGAAACAGTGCTTAATTAGTTACGAACTTCAACAAAAAAATGAAAATATTAATCATAATTATTACATAGTCATTTTTTCAAAAAATGAACTATTTTTTCAAATTAGTCGAAAAAATAAGGGTTAAAAATTCGAAGAATTTTTAAAGGGGTTGCGAAGCCATTTTTGACTTTGTCAAAAATGAACCCATTTTTTCGACAGAGTCGAAAAATGTATAAAAACACTACCATTTTGCTTTGCAAAATGGCACGTTTTTTCGACGAAGTCGAAAAAATAAGGGGGTTTTAAAGGGGGCTAGTCCCCCTTGGATATTATAGAATATTTAATTTATTTAATTTTATTAATAAAATTAAATCTCAGAAAATTATTTTCTAAACTTAGTATATATAAAAAAATGGGTGGAGGTTTAATGCAATTAGTCGCTTACGGTGCTCAAGATATTTATTTGACAGGTAACCCTCAGATTACCTTCTTCAAGGTTGTT